TCTAAGTCATTGATTCTAAACGTGGCGAAATGCTCAAAATGACAGAAAAAGGCCGCTCTGAAAAGGGCGGTTTTCCTTTACAATCAACCGCGTAGGTGTATAGTGCCGCCTGCATGGGGTGCAAGTGTTCTAAGGCTGGTGCAAATTTGGGGGAATGAGATCCCCCATGATTCCCTAAGCACGCCATAGCATCATGTGGAATAGTGCGATTCTAGGGGCTTGCGGCGTATCTAAGGCCCATAGAATAAGGGGTGCAAACGGATTCGAAATCCGTCCCGTCGCTACCTTTGCCTGCTATCGATCTGGGCTTCGATTGCCCCACGCTCAACGATCTCTTCCCGCTGAACCGTGACGTGCTTCGGCGCATCAACGCCCAGCTTGCAGCGTTGGGCGCCGTCGCCTTTGAGGATTGTGATGGTGATGTCGTCGCCTACCTTGATGGCTTCGCCGATTTCGCGTGTGAGTATGAGCATGAGAATTCCTTTTCAAAAATCATGATGGTGCCCGGCTGATCTGCCGGCGTCTGCGAACCTTTTCACATAACCGCCTTCTGGCGGTTTTTTTATGCCTGCGATTCAGGAGCAAGCCAATGCAAGCGAGAACACTGTTTATAAGCGCCGGGCATTCCGATGCTGACCCTGGTGCTGTGGGTAATGGTTATACCGAGGCCCGGATAGTGCTGGAGTTTAGAGACCTGCTCGCTGAGGCTTTACGCGCCCGGGGTGTCGAGTTCCGGAAGGACGGGGAGCGCGGGCAGAACCTGCCGCTTTCCAAGGCCTGGCGGCTGGCGGCGGAGCACGATATTGCCCTGGAGTTTCATTGCAACGCCTTTCACTTGCCGACGGCTACGGGGGTGGAGACGCTAAGTTGGTCGGGCCAGATGGAGATTGGCCTGCGCCTCTGTAAGGCCGTCAGCGAGACCCTGGACATTCCCAACCGCGGGGCGAAGGGTGAAGCCAGCGGGCAGCACAGCCGATTGGCGTTTGTGAGCCGGGGCGGTGGCATCATCGTGGAGCTTTTCTTTATCAGCAACCCGAGTGATGTGGCAGTGTACCAGCGCTGGAAGCTGCAGCTTGCGGAGGTCCTGGCCGAACTGTTGGCAGAGGAGGTGATGCGTGCTGACTAAATACAAGCTGTTGATGCAGGTGGGCGGGGTGTTGGCTGTGCTCGGGCTGTTGGCCGGCATCGCCTGGTGGATCATCAGCCCGCGCATTGAGCTGGAAACGCAGCGGGCCGATCGAGCGGAGAAAGACCTGGCCAAGGAACAGGAGCTGACGGCCATGCAGGCGCTGGTGCTGGAAGGGCAGCAGCACGAGATCGACCGCGCTGCAGATATAGACCGTGGCATCAAGCTGCTCGAGCAGACCATCAAACAACAGGCCAGCCGGCAGGATCGCGCCATTGAGGAGTTAAAACGAAATGATCAAACCATCATGGATTATCTGGCTGAGCCTGTGCCTGCTGACCTCGGCATGCTCTACTCCCGCCCAGACACCACCGACCCTGCCGCCTACCGAGCAGCGCAGCCAGTGCAACCTGGTGCCGTGCCTGCTGCCGGGGAGACCGCCGCTGGTGGTGAATGAGGATTGGCGCAGGGCGTTGGATGAGGTGGAGGGCGCTTTGGAGTTCTGCGCTCTGCAGGTGATGGGGTGTGTTGAGAGAAAGAGCCAGCCCAGTGCAGCCAGCCCTTAGTCAAAACTGCAAACCGTTATTTGTCTGGCTGATTGTTTCTCTTGTCTGCATTAAGTAGGTGCTTTGAAAATAGACTTAGTAGCCCATTAATGAAGACCAGTGCGCCCAAGTATAAGATGATTCTGCCCGGAGGCTTGAGCGCACTTATGGCTTCACGTGCAAGAAAAAAAGCTTCTTCGGTCGTTGGTTTAAGGCTCATTAGAATCACTAGCAAAGTGGATTGCCAGCAGATGAATAAAAGCACGGCCGCCGTCCCAATATAAAAAACCCACTTATTTACCACTTCCATGTAAAGGTGCGGTCTATTCCATGCAGCTCCAGCTAAGGCTAAAGCGATCGCGGCAAATATTTTGAGTTCGTCCTGCATGCTGGATTCCTTTCTCTATTATGATTGCTTTATCAGAAGGGTATTAAGTGCTTTATCATAAGCTTCAATCGCTCGCCACTTATCCGGCAGCGCTGCGTCCGGGTTGTTAGCATAGTGCTTGTTCGCTACGCCGGTCTGCCCGTGGTCCTGCAATAGATCCCGCAGGTGTGGTTCGATGCCGGCGCGTTGCATCACTTGCTTTATGGTGCGGCGCAGATCTCGGGGAGTGAACGCCTGTACGCGCTTGCCGGCTTCCTTGTCGATGTAAGAGGCCTTATCATCAATGAACCGAACGATGGCATTGCGGGGTGTGCTGATCACCATTGGCGCTTCACCCGTATATGACCATGGCCACTGGTGCTGACCGGTCAGCGTGTGTACCTCCTCGAGGATCGCGATCGCCCGATCGGTGAGCGGGGTCATGTTCACTCTGGCTTTGCCTCGGCCTTTCAGGCTGGGCGTACTGAACACCTTCCCTTCGATGTCATACGCTGACCATGGTGCCTGCATCATCCGGTATGGCCGCTGGCCTCCGGTGGCGATCATGAACTGCACCAGCAGTGTGACCAGCTTGCCTACCTTCTTTGCGTTCCCCAGGTTGTGCCAGAAGTGGCGCAGCTCTTCATCTGTTAGCGCTCGATCGTGAGCGTTCTCGCCTTCCTTCTGCCGACGCAATGCTGCCACCGGATTATGTGTGAGCCCAAATGACTTGCGGCTCTTCCTGGCAACGTCATATTCCGCCTGCAGTCCCATTTGGAATGCCGCGTGTAAGTACGTGCGAGCCCGGTTGTACTGGGTCTTTGCGCCGCGCTCCCAGAACGGGGAAAGCAGGGTCATGCAATGGCTTGGTTCGATATCGCGGGCTTTTATGGCCACTACTTCGGGGTGCTTCTCAACAAAATCCTTGGTGATAATGCGCTCGATCTCTCTGGCCGACACCACGTCATTGACGTACAGCTCGGCCGTGTAGTCCTCGAGGAGATCCTGCAGAGACCCGCGCCTGGATTCCACTGCGGCTTGTTCCTGTGCTTTGGCTGCGGACGCGCTCAGTTCAGCGGCGAGCTGCAGCAGGTGGGCTTTGAGATTAGGGCTCACTTGGCGCAGGCCGGCCAGATCGGAAGCCTTGGCCCGGCATTCAGCCAGCGTCATCACGCCGTAGGTGCCGATCTTGATTGCTTCGGCCTTGCCCTCGAAGTGATACTGGTAATAAGCCTCGGTTGCGCCCGAGTCCCGCCGCCGGAAGATCAGGGCGCCATCACCCCGGCCGCCAACTCGCTCCGACACTTTTCCCTTTAGCGTTTTAACTTCCCGATCCGTCAGCCTGGCCATATTGGTCCCTGTTTTGGTCCCTGTTTCTACTCGGCTGGCATCATAACTGGCTGTACAGCTTCGGACAATCTCGGGTTGTTAAGTGGCTGTTTTGCATAGACTATGGGGTTTTTAAGCGGACAGGGCTGGTTGTGGAAATACGCGACGAGCAACGCCTCCTAAGCGGTAGGTCCCGGGTTCGAATCCCGGCTCGCGCACCATACAAAACAAAGGCTTGCGAGGGTTTAACCCGGCAAGCCTTTTGTGTTTATGGGATATGGTCCGTGTTTTGGTCCCTGTTTCGTTCACGCTGCTTTTTGATCCTCAGTTTGGTCCTGTATCGCTGGCTTGTATGTGCCAGTGGTCACCTGGCGCACTTGGCCAAGGGGCCAGCGTGGGGAGCTCGGGCCTATGTATACCGCCGGCGGGTACCGTCGCTTCTTGATACCTTCGTACCAGGTTGACCGCGACACTCGGACCAGGGCCAGTACCTCGTCTACCGAGATAACCGAGCTATCGGGCAGCTGGTCGAGGTAACGATAATCTGTTTTGTCCGCTCTCATGAAACTCTCCGATACATTTTTTGCCTGATCTGTGAGCATTTCTGTTGCTTACGGTGTTTGCGGGTGCTGCGGATCTGGCCGCAGATTTCGCAAATATTGCTCAGCTCAACCGAAAGCCCGCCGGCGAAGAGGTCGACGCGGATCTTGTCGGCGTAGTTGAGTTGGTATTGGGTGTTTAGGGCGCTCATAGTTGGATCCTTCTGAACTCGACCACCCATACCCACGGGTTGGCGTCCCAGCTCCCGGTGCCGTTGATTGATTCCCACAGGCCTGCGAAGCCGTGTAGCTCGCATTTTTTCAGCGTGTGGCGGGTGGGAGACGTCTCCAGAAACTGGCAGCAGATTTCGGCGTTAACGCCCTCGGCGATGGCTTGGTCGGGCGTGATGGCATGCAGATGTTCGACGTGCACGGCAGTGACTTCAAGCAGGATCCGGCTGGCCCATCGGGGCATGAAGATGCTGGGGCGAAGCTTCCCGCTACGAAAACCATCTGCCATGTAGCGAATGGTGCCTGCGTAGCAACTGTCCATGTCAGACGGCTTGATCTTGTCGAAGATAGACAGAGTGCTCCAAGTTTCGCGAACCCATAGCCGGTCGCCCGGCTGGCCATAGGGGCAAAGCCGGAAGTCGCGCTTTCGGTTCACCTCCCCAGCAATTTCACATGGCGCCAGTTGGACGCCCGCGTCGAGGCACTTTGCAGGCTTCACAACTCGACGCGTCACCGTCTTCCGGGTTTCCAGAATGGCCCGCACCATAGGTGCGCTGAATAAGATGGGGCGTTCTTTGCTCATAGCTTCGCTCCCAGCAGTACGTCCTGCAACACTTCCCATAGCTGCTGCTCTGACCATTGGAAGCGGTCAAAGTCGGCGTCTGGTTCGACGCCGGCGAGGCAGAGTGAGTGGGCACCTTTTTCTCCCTCACCGAGCTTTCGCATGACGGTGGCTACCTTGCCATTACCGCCGGGCTGGGTGTGGTGATGGTGGTAGGCCCAGATGAAGTACTCTTGGCCCGCACCCACTTCCTTGCGCCTCAATTCGGCCACTCTTACTTTGCCGTCAGGCACCCAGGGGCGCCCGCCATTGGCAGAGCGGGGACCTTCGTGGATGTAGCTAATATGGGAGCCGGCTTCGTCTGGCGTGACCTGGCAGTCGGTGTTGATTTGCGTGCCTACCAGCACTTTTGAGACAAAGCTGAACCGGTGGTTGTGAATGGCTGAGTCTTCAAAGCATCTGCGACGGGGCAGCTCGGGGTGCCATACGTGCAGGCGCTGGTCTGCCTCTAGTTGCACTTGGATGAACCCGAGGCCGTGCAGGGTGATGCGGTTGATCATTTTGTCGGGGGTGATCATTGGGTTTTCTCCGACCGCTTAATCATTGTCTGAGCAAGGGCGCCGCCAATACCGTTTTCAACAGGGGTGGAGTCGCAGGCTGCCGGCGTGCTCGCCGCTGCAAACGCTGACATTTCCTTGTAGATTGTTTTGCAAAGACTCCAGGGCACGGTGTGTTTGGCGACGTGATCTTCATGCAGCTCGCCATCCTCGTCGTAATACGGTGCTTCCTCTTCCCAGGAAAACTCACCCATGAATTGCGCTTTCATTTCGGTGGTGATCTGCGGGACCTCCGGGCTGTATGAGGTGGGCGTGGCGACGGGTTCAAGTGCGGCCAGTTGCTTTTTCAGCCAGGCTACTTGGGCGTTGGCGTCTTGCTTGGCGCTGCGTTCCTGGGCGATCAGGGAATCAATCAGCAGTTGGGCCGCGCCTGTGGGTACCGGGATGAAGTCGAACTGGTCGGTGCTGGCTGAGTAAATATGGTTGCCTACCCTTGGGTATTGGCCAGGTGCATAGGGTGCTGGTAGCTCTGTATTCCAGACGTATACAACGTCACCTTGCCGGGTGGGGTCTTTGAAGCCGTCGCCAGAGTGGCGGGCTACGCCTTTGAGTATGCCGGGGGTGGGCAGCTCGGGGTGTAGAGTTCTTGCGCCTGGCCAAGGGCGTGGTTCGTCTACCATGCGGCCAAAGAACATAAGGCCGAGGAATGTGAGGCCGCTTATGGTGACTACGGCATCGAAGGTTTCGCCTGGCTTTATATCGGCCATGCGGCAAACGGCCTCCCACTCTTGGCCATTCCAGCTGAGCGCGGTTTCTTCGGTGATGATGCGAGGTATTAGCAGATCAAGTAGGTTCATGCTGCCTCCCGGCCAATCAACTGATCGAAACGTTTGAGGAACAGGTTTTCCGCTTGGTCAGCATCCAGCGGCATGAGTGGGCCCATCAGTGGGTAGGGCTTTATGCCTTGCAGGATTGGCCATTCTTCTTCTGCGGCCAGGGGCATGAGGTCCTGCTTTTCGGTGGCCAGCATGATGAGGTCGGCTTTCTTGACCTCGGGGTGGTGCTGGGCGGGTAGGTTGAAGCGCTGCATGATCGCGTTGTTCAACAGTGCTTCAAGCTGGCGGTAGTCGTGGCAGAGCTGTTTGGCGGGGCTGGCCAGATCACTGAGGTAGGCTTCTGATGCGTCGTGCAGCAGGGCTTGCAGGGCATGTTCTGGCGGCACTATGGTGCTGACCCACCAGCTATGCTGGGCGACGGTATAGCCAATTGTGGTCTGGCCGTTGAAGCGGTTGACCTTGGCCAGCCCGGCGGCGATGTCTTTGATGCTGATCGCGTCGGGATCTGGTGCGGCGAACACTATGCGTTTGCCGCTGATGGTGCGTGACCATGCGCCCAGATCGCCCTGGAGTTCCGGGGCGGCGTTGTGCATGGCATTCCATAGGGTGAGACAGACCGCTGCGGCGTTGTTCTGGTCGTAGTGGTGAGCCTGGGCGCATTCCTGCAGCGCCTTGGCGCCTGCCAGCAGCATGCCCTGGGTGACCAGGTTGCTGGTGGACTTGTAGGGGATGGCTGACATGGTCAAATTTCCTTGTCGCATTCGGCGCGCAGCAGCAGTCTGTCGATCTGCTTCTGCTGGGCCTGCAGGTTCTGGACGGTGTTGCGGGCGCGGTGTGATTCCGTGGGGCCGAGCTTGGGCATGGCCCGTTGCAGCAGGCGAATGTTGCCTTCGTGGGCGGCGTGATCGGCCTGGAGTTCGCGCAGTTCGGTGAGGAATGACTTGGTCATGCGGCTGCCTCCAGTGATTCATTCTTGCCTTGGTCGGTCTCCAGCGCGGTGCGCAGCTTTGCCGCTAGGGACTCGCCGGAAAACGCCAGCCTGTTGGCTTCTTTGGAGGGCTTGAATTGCTGTATGGCGTGGAATGCGGGGGCGGCTGCGCGCAGCTTTTCGGCCATGTGCTGGATGGTTTCTGCATCGCGTATGGTGATTTGCACAGGCATGACTGGTGCGGCGCTCAGGGCCTGCTTCAAGGATTTGATGCGCTGTTCCTGCTCGGCGTTGTCGCGCTTGAGCTGGTTCATAAGGGGGTAGGCCTCAGCGTTGCGCGCGTTCTCTTCCCGCAGTGGTTTGAACTCTGCTTCAAAGCGGACCCACTGCTGTTCCATCGCCTCTGCGGCTTGGTGCCGTTCGATCTCGCTTTCGCTGATTTTCTTCGCGAGCTGCTGGTGGAGGTCCAGGATCAAAAAATCGGTTCCGTTCCTGCCGTCACGCTTGCCTTCGCAGTAGGCCTGGCGAACGCTGAAGGCTGCGATGGCGATCAATGCAATTACCAGGACCACTAATAGGCTGATCGCGACCTGGGCGCTGTTCATATCTGACAGATTCATGGTTGTGTCTCCTGTCCCGGCGCCGGATACGTGGTGGGTGGACGGCGCCGGGTGGTTGGGTGGCTGGTTTACTTGCCGGGGGTGAAGGTGCCGATGGTTATTGATGCTAGGCCACCGATCTCGCTGATGAGCGTTTTCTTGAATTCCTGGGCGATGTCTTCCTGCTGTTGCTCTTGCTGTACCCAGCGGGGCTTGAGCATGGGTTTGTCGCCAGTGATGATGCTGAGGCGCAAGCAGAAGGTGCGCTCCTGGAGGCCCTCATAGGGTGCGAAGGTGAATAGGAGGTCCTTTGGCTGTTGCTCGGCATGGGCGGCTTCGATGCTGTCCATTGATGAGCGGTTAGCGCTGAAGTCATTTTCGCTGTTGGTGCGCTCGGCGGTGGCCTTGATGGTGATGGTGCGGATCTTCTGCACCGCTGCGGCCACTGCGATCTCTTCACCTTGTTTGCCGAGCACTACCAGGTGGGTGTTCCAGTCTTCGATCCATTCAGCCAGGGCCTGTTGGCTGAGCTTCTCGCCGGCGATGGCATTAAGGGCCGTGTAGGCTGCGGTAGGTTTGAGGATGAGAGACGCAGTGTGATCACCGTGGCCGGGTGCTTGCTCGGTACCCAGGTTGAAGAATGCCTTGCAGCTCATGGTAGGGGCGTGGATGAACGCGCTGGTGGTGTTTTCCTTGGTGCTGCGGTCCGCTACGTACTTGCAGAAGTCATCCAGCGACTCGGTGCTAAGTGCGCCGCGGAAGCGGGCGCGGTCTGCTTGCAGGTGCTCGAGGCTTTGAACGCTGTAGTGCTCGGGCAGCATGATCGACGGCGTATCGGTACCCAAGTTGCGCTGGGTGGCGGCAAGTGCGTGGGCGATGATCTGGTTGAGCGTGTCAACGGTTAGCATTGGTACTTCCTTTTGGTGGGTGGTTTTGTTTGCCCTAGTGGGCGGGTTACTTGCGCTTAGTCGCGTGGTTCTACCGGGGCCTGCTCGCGTTTGAACAGTTGACCAGTAGGGTTTTCGGCAAAGAGCTTGAGGCCCTCGGCTGTGACGTGCATGGGCGTTTTGAGGGCGGTGTCTTCACGCTTACTGCCCCGTTTGGTGGGGGTGAGGAAGTCGAGCTTGTGCAAGATCTCGACCTGGTGGCTTTCGCCGATCTGGCTGATATCGAGCGTGATGACGACTTTGCCCTTTTTGCCGTGCTCGACAACGCCGGCGGCGACATCGGACAGGGCGCGGCCCATCTGGTTAGCGAATACGCCGGCGTTGAGGTTGGCGATCAGCTCGCCGGGGTCGGTTGCTTTCATGGTGTTACTCCTAGTGCTTTGGGATTGGGTGCGGCTAGGCCGCTTTAGATGCCTGTTGCATGCCGGCGTCGAGCCAGCGTGCAAGGTCGGGCAGGTAGATCACTCGCGGTGCGCGGGTAGACTGGTGCAAGCGCGAGGGGTGCAGAGCCACTTCGCCGTCTTTGATCAGGCGCAGCAGATGTCTGTTGGTTTTGATGTGGGGCAGATGCTCGACTCTGACCTGCTCCAGCGTGAGATAAGGAAGGGAGTAACGCCGCTTGAGTTGCTCTAGAGTGCTCATGCGGCGACCTTATTCAAGTTCATTAATGCAGCGATGCCTTCTGGTGATTTGCCATAGACAGTGGATAGCAGGTGATTGCCGTCCAGGACCATGACCATCAGGCTTTTGCCGTCGCCCTGGTGCGGGGCAACAGCCACGGTCAAGTGAGCTGGCACAATAGCGCGTGCCGCTTTATAGGCTTCGGCTAGTTGGAAGGTGCTGCTATCGAGCAACTCCAGCCGCTCCAGCGCCTCTTGCCCAGCCGTCTGCGCCTGTTCTGGCGATACGGTGTGTGGGTGCCGCAGTTGCAGTGCGTAGAGCTTTAGCGCGCCCCTTGCGCAATCGACCAGATGCATCATGCTGCACGCTCCTGGTCTTCTTGCTCGACCGTCACGCCAAGCTGGTTGGCGAGCCACAACAGGCCCTTGGGGGTTACCAGGGTGACGTGGTACAGCTGGCCGTTGCCCTGGTTCATGTAAGGGTTTTTAGTGTGCTGCTTGAGCTTGACGGCGAAGCGGCCGGCGTCGATATCTCGTTGCCGCGGCAGACGGTTGTGGTCGAGTATGCCGCGCTCTTTGAGGTCGCGGGTTAGGCGGTTGCGGCCTGTGCCCAGCAGCTTGGCGGCGTCGGTTAGGGTCTGGTTATGCATAAGTTGGCCTCCCGCAAGGAGTTGTCGAGGGCGTTATCGATCAAGTCTTCTATCCGGCGGCATTCTTCATACGTTATCAACCCAAGTGCATAGCCAGCAGCCATGATTCCGCGTGACTTGCCCCAGTAAAGGTTGTCTCCGTGCATTTTTCTGGTTTGGCGAAGCTGTACCAGAGCCTCTTTGAGGACGTTGAGCCATGCTTTCAGTTGGGCTTGAGTGAATGCGTTCATGCCGCACGCTCCAGCCGGCCATTGGCGCAGTCTTCAATCCACTGCTTAACCTGTTGTGCTAGCCCTTCGGGCGGCACGTTGGGCAGCGTGAGCGTATGAAAGTCGATGCCAGCCCGCAGATGGCAGCGCACGTGCTTTGGTTCGCGATGCACTTCAAGGGTCGCCATGATCGGCTGGGTGCTGCCGTCCAAGTTCTGCCGTACAAGCTTGATATTGAAGCTGCCTGTGCAGCGGACGTGGGCCGGCAGCAGCTGTTCGGTGATGGCGGTGAGGTAGATCATGCCGCGTTACCTCCCCATGGGTCAGAGGGCGGCGTGTACTGCTGTTTTGATGCAGTTGGCCGATCGCTAGCAAATAGGTCTCGGCGGATCTTATCCAGAAGATGACGTGAGCCTTTAAAGCTTATACGTGGGGGGTTGCGGTTTACTAATGAGAGAGCTGCCCGATTGTCGCCCACAACAACTGCCAGCCCAGTTTGGGCAACAATAGCGTTAACGGTGTCGGGGTTGCCTAGGACGGCTGGATGCAGATAAATACGGCATGGTTGTGTCGTGTGCATTGTGTTGACCCTGCGTGGTGGGTGGGTTCAACACAAATATACCTATGGGTAACAGATAAGATCAATACCTTTTGGTAAATAAATTATTTATAAAAGCACTGAATACCAAAAAACTTTACCAATAATGCGGATATTATCCACTACGTAATCGGCATCATAAGTCTCATCCGGATGCTCTGAGCGGTTATAGCTACTAAGGCGCAGGCCGCTACCTGGTGCCCGATAAAGCACTTTGACCCGTAGTTGCCCATCGTGATCAATTGCATACATTTTGCCGTCTTTGATGGCCGTACAGGCGGTATCAATCCCTACTGTTGTGCCGTCTGGTAGTACTGGCTCCATGCTGTTTCCTGCAATTGTGGCGCAGGCGGCAGCTTCGGGTGTGATGTTTTTTCGTTGGAGGGTTCGCCGCCCAAAGCGGAGTTTGCGACCATGCGCTTCCAGCGCAACTTCAGATCCTTTGCCAGCTGACATTTCTACTTCCTTGAAGAATGGTAGCTCTACTTCATCCTCTCCTAGAGGCGTTTCATCGTCCCAGGCTTCTACCGGAGCTAATGCGTAACTAGATGCAGGTTCAGCAATGCTGAGAAAGGATCGGCGGGCAGGGGTGTCTATGCCCGTTTCAGAATCCAGGGCGTACGGCTCCATTTCCAGCGTTTGTTCTATGTGCCGTGCAAACTTTTCGCCAATGGGTTTGCTGCCCTTTTTATCAAAAGGCATTAGGCAGCGATTCACATAGCTGGATGAGCGGTCTATGGCCTCTGCTAGCGCGCTCTGCTTGCCTTCGAATCTGGCATTTATGAGTGCAAGCAAGTTGGCTTGGCGTGTCGATTTTATGTCCATGGTCCGATGATCGTCAGGTATTACTTAAAAGTAAATTACCCAATGGTATTGACAGGCGGTTACCTATAGGTAAACAATCCCACCAGTCCTATGGTTTAGAAGAGAGAAACCCATGAGCCTTTTGGAGTACATAAAGCCGATGACCAAGGAGGCGCTTGGTGCATTTGCATTCGAGTGCATTAGCACTCCTGGTCAGATAAAACAGGTTGCCTATGGGCGGAGGGCTAGCGCGGAGCTTGCTATCCGCATTGATAAGGCGAGCTGTGGTGCTGTGCCCTGTGAAGCGATCCGGCCCGATATCGACTGGGAATACGTTAGGAACGGATCGCTGCAGTCTGCCGCAGCTTAATAGGTGCCGGGGAGTGGTCCACCCACCACAGACGTTCCACCCTCCGGCGTGTGACACAACCATGCCACAGACCAAGGATATGCGGACAACCGCGCCTTGGCTACGGCGTTGCAGGGGATTTTTCCGACATGAGCCGTAATCATCTATTGCCGGACGCAGGTCCGGTGCTTGATCTACACCAGGCGCTGTACTGCGCTTGCCGCGATTACCGGGGCGGACTGACTGCCCTGGCTGCCATGATGGCGACCAATTACGACACGTTGCAGAAGAAAGTGAGTGTGGCGAATGCGACCCACCATTTGACACTTAAAGAGTTTGAGGAGGTGGCCACCATAACGGATGACGCCCGTATCGATGATGCCTATGCGCGACTGCGTGGCAAAGTGATGTTCACACCAAGGCCGGTACCGGCCACCAACGATGCGCTCAAGGCGCTGGGCTCAATGTTGGCTGCTGAGGGTGCTTTTGTAGGCAGTCTGCATGACGGCGTTGCTGACAACGTATGGGAGCAGCACGAGGTCGAGAAGTTGGATCACGCCGGTATGAAGGTGATTTGTGAGGTCCTTGCAATCATGGCAGGTGCTCGGCAGGCAATGGAGGGCGGCAACCATGGCTGGCTTCTGTGATGTAGGGGCTGAACGCGCCCAGCAAACAATCGATGATGCTCTGGCTGCGCGTCGACTGGAAGCATCAAAGCCGGTGATAGACCATCCGTATTGTGAAGACTGTGACTGCGCCATTCCGCTCAAGCGCCGCGAGGCGTTGCCTGGTGTTGAGTGCTGTGTGGATTGCCAGGCGATCCGTGAGCATGTGGGGGTGCGCCGTGGGTGACAATACCGGTATTGAGTGGACAGACGCGACCTGGAACCCCCTGCGTGGTTGTTCCCGCGTGAGCGAAGGGTGCCGCAACTGCTACGCGGAGACGGTGGCGGGGCGTTTTAGTAAGCCGGGGTTGCCTTATGAAGGGCTGATCGCCAAGGGCGGGCAGTGGAATGGTCAGGTGCGTCTGCTGCCCGAGCTGCTGGCCCAGCCTTACCGCTGGGTGAAGCCGCGGCGGATATTCGTGAACAGTATGAGTGACCTGTTTCACGAGTCGGTGCCGTTTGAGTTCATCGCTTCGGTGTTTGCCGTTATGGGCATTACCACGCGCCACACCTACCAGATCCTGACCAAGCGGCCCGAGCGCATGTTGGCGTTCTTCGAGTGGTTGCGCGAAGACGACCACGAGGATTATGACAGGATCATGGACCATTGGCCGGAAGGGCTTGACTGGACACCGTCACGCAATGGGCGGGGCGGTTACGATAACTGCGGGCCAGGCTGGCCGTATGAGAACGTCTGGCTGGGTGTGAGCGTTGAGGACCAAGCCACGGCTGATGCGCGCATTCCGCTGCTGCTGGAAGCGCCGGCGGCGGTGCGGTGGATTTCGGCTGAGCCATTGCTTGGTTCGGTGGATATCGCGTGGGCGCTTGGTCACAGGATGGGTATGGCTGCAGGGTTTCAGCAGCGCGGTCGGTTCGCCCCTGGCTTTGAGCTGCTGAGGCCGCTCGATTGGGTGGTGGTTGGCGGTGAGTCTGGAGCTGAGGCTAGGCCCATGCATCCGGATTGGGCGCGCTCGCTTAGGGATCAATGCGCGGATGAAGGTGTGCCTTTCTTGTTCAAGCAGTGGGGGGAGTGGATGCCACGCGGCCTTGAGTCCATGGATTATCCGTTGGTCGATGGCGTGCCGAGGATTCGGTTCACTGACCTGGGCGAGAACGGCAGCGACTTGGGTGCGGAAGGTGAGAACCACGTCTGGATGCAACGTGCCGGGAAAAAGCCTGCTGGACGGCTGCTCGATGGCGTTCTGCATGATGGTTATCCGGGGGTGGCCAATGCCTGATTACCCCAAAACCAGCTTGCAGTTGGACGATCTGAAATCACTGCTGATGCATATCAGCCCGGATCTGAACCGCGATGAGTGGTGGGCTGTAACTGCAGGTTTGAAGTCCGAGTTTGGTGAAGAGGGCTTTGATGCGTGGGAGCACTGGAGCAAGGGTTCAAAGGCATACGACAAGGGTGCTGCCGAGAGTACCTGGAAGAGCACCAAGGCCGGCAAGATTACTATTGGCACGGTGATCCATCTAGCTAAAGAGGGCGGTTGGCGTCCTGAGAAAAAAGAACTGACCGCAGCAGAGCGCCGGCAGCAGAGGGCGGACGATGAGGCCCGGCGCAAAAAACGCCAAGCCGAGATCGAGGCAGACGAACAGCGCACGCTCGTGATGCACCAGGCGGTGCAGGGCGCGACAATGCGCTTGCTGTCTGAATTCACCAACGCTCGAGGCAAGAGCGAGTACCTGGCGCGCAAGCAGGTGGATCCTTTTGGTGTGCGGTTCATCAGCAAGCCAGTGGTATTGAGCATCGACGATGAGCTGCAGCGCTGCGATCTCTGGACGGGCGACGATATCAAACGGTTTTTCGATAACCTGCCCAATCCTCGGCCAGACAGCCACAGTTTCATGATGTTAAAGCCGGGCACCTTTTTGGTACCGCTAGCGGATGTTGAGGGGGTGATATGGTCGTTTCAGTCGATCAGCCCCAGCGGCACAAAGCTGTTTCCAAAGCACTCGCGCAAGTCCGGCTGCATGCATTGCATCGGCTCGCTTGAGGATGCTGAGCTGATTGTGCTGGCTGAGGGCTATTCGACTACGGCCAGTTGTTTTATGGCGACTGAGTGGGCGGCGGTGATGACGGTGGATGTGGGCAATATGGCAAAGATCGCCACTGCACTGCATGGCCGTTACCCCCGAGCCCGCCTGATTCTGGCGGGTGATGATGACCCAAAGCCAGACGGTAAAAACCCGGGCCGGGCCCAGGCAGAAGCAATCGGGCGTGAGCTCGGCGTTGTGGCGGTGTTCCCTCGGGTTCCGGTACAGCAGGTGGCTGCATGACTGAGCCGCGCAAGATTGATTGGAATGATCTGCACTGTGAGTTTGGCTTGGAGGCAGTACGGGAACAATTACTCAGGGCTGCAGCCAATGACCCGGTAGTGCGACAGGCAGGGCAGCCGGATGTGATGGATGATCTTCCCCCGGCCCCATCTGATGCGTCAGCCTCTGGAAATCGGGCTACTCCTACTGAGGGGGACGGGGAGGGTTGGACACTGGAGAAGGTGACCGCCCGCTTCGCGTTGGTTGAAGGTGAGACCAAGGTGTTCGACCTGTACCGCAAGGCGACCATCAAAAAGACCGGCTTTGAGGCTCTGCTGGGCAAGCCTCTAGCGAAAAGCTGGTATGACCTGACCAACAAAAAGGGCATTGATGCTGACCACGCCAAGCGCCTCGAGAATGAGGCGAAGCTGGGCAGGCGACTGCAGAAGGTGACGGGCGAGAAGGGCCCGGACGTGTTCTGGCGCTATGTTTACCTGGATGGCTCGCAAGACATATACGACAGGCACCTGCGGCAACGCTTGCCGGCCGGTGCGGTGAAGCTGGCCCTGGGTGATGCGTTTGCCACCTGGCAGAACGATGAGCGCCGGCGGGTAATCCCTGCGGAGAACCTGCTGTTTGATCCACGCATGACCGAATGCCCAGCCGATACCATCAACACCTTTGAGGGCTTGCCCCTTACCCCGAACCCCGATCATGAGCGGTGCATTGGCATCCGCAAATTGGTCTCGTTTCTGTGTAATGGCCAGGATGACGCGTTGCACTGGCTGATGTGCTTTCTGGCGTATCCGCTGCAGCAGGTAGGCGCGAAGCTGGACACGGCGGTGCTGATGCATTCGACCATGGAAGGCTCGGGCAAGTCGCTGCTGTTCGACAAGGTGATGCGGGTGATCTATGGCGAGTACGGCGCCACCGTGGGGCAGGCGCAGCTTGAATCAAGCTGGACGGCCTGGCAGGCCAATAAACTTTATGGCCTATTCGAAGAGGTCGTGAGCCGGGACCAGCGTTACAACCAGGTGGGCAAGATTAAACACATGGTGACGGGGGCGACTGTGCGCATCGAGTCGAAGTTCGTCAACGGCTGGGAAGAGGCCAACTACATGAATGCCATCTTCCTCAGCAACGAAATCATGCCCTGGCCGATCGGGGAGAATGATAGGCGGATGCTGGTGTTGTGGCCGGAACGCACGCTGCCGGAGAAGGCCTCGATCCGTATCAAGTGGGAGTTGGCGAACGGCGGGGTTGAGGCGTTCTACCACTACCTGCTGGAATACGATACCGGCGACTTCGACGAACGCACGCGGCCACCGCACACGCCAGCTCGGCAACGGCTGGTGGAGTTGAGCAGGGCGAGCTGGGAGACGTTCTACTTTCAGTGGCGAGCAGGGGAGCTGGGCGTACCCTTTGATATCTGCCTGACTCAGGATCTGCATGACCTGTTCCTGGAGTGGTGTGCCAAGCTCAAAGAGCATGCGATGTCAGGGACGAAGTTCAGCTTGTTCCTGTCCACGAAACCGGACACGTTCAAGACGACGACGCAGATCGGCTGGTTGGATGACAATAAAGCCAAGCACCGATCGATCTTCTTCACGCCTTCCCCGCCCCCCAACCTGAAGCTGTCTGACGCGATTCAGGTGGGGCAGCAGGTGCACGCATGGCGGCTCGCTGCGTGGCGGGCTGGGTGGAAGCCAGAGAAGTGGGAGAAGTGCGTGGGCTTTACTGCGCCGCTGGCGGGAACAGGGGGCCAATGATGCTGATATATGCAAGGGTTGCTAGGCATGCGCTAGGGTTCGATTATCCAACCCTAGCACGCAAAACCGTATCCAGATCAAGCGTTTACAGCACCGCGCTAGGGTTGCACGGCTTACAGGCGCGCGGGCGCGTGAAAAACACGAAAACAGCCTTTTTAACGTTTTTTCTCACGCACAAGGAAATAACCCTAACAACCCTAGTAACCCTAACACACCATATTAAAGATACTGATTTATATAGGTTTTATGGTGTTAGGGTTGGGTTAGGGTTTGGGGTATCTGTACTAGGGTCTGTATTGACAGGGGAAAGCCGATGATTGAAGTGATTGAACGGGCGCTGATTGCCTGGGGCCACGAGTACCGCACCCGGGGCACCGTTGCGGCGTTGCCCTGCACGCTGGGCGCTGCCATCGAGAATAAGGGCGTGTTCATCCGCAGTACCGCGAAAGCAGGCAGCGGGGGGGTAGACTTGTATTCTGGTGACCTGGGTGCGGTGGGTAGTGCCGTGGAGGCTGCACTGGTTGCCATTCGACAACCAACGATTGCCGGTGGTCTGGGCCAAGGTGGTATTGAGCTGGTCAAGCTGGCAAGGGTGCGCTATCTCACAGACCCTATGCCGCTGGTAGAACATCAGATGAAGCGCATGGGTTGGAGTTCAACCACTACCCAGGAGGCAAAGCTGCACCAGCTGCATGCGGCTATTCAGCCCATATTGTTCCGTGAATTGCCGTGGCTTAAGCGTGCGGCATGAAGATAATACTTACCGTTCGTCTGCCATTATATGCGCCCATTATGTGTGCAAGACGTGTTGAACACAGCCCCGGCGCAAATGGCGAAAACAGGGGGTTTACGCCACTGGGGGTTTGAGCGTTAATAGCGGCTATCGTTGTATAGCTGAGCCCAAAGCAAGGTCAGCAAAGCGCCTTTCCCTGCTGGTTGGCACCGGCATCGCCCCGCCCACGTAAGTGACGCGGGGTTTTTTATTACCGTTAACTGGAGCCAGCATGACTGATCACAACAACCTCGTTGAGCAGGCTACCAAGACAATCGCGGACCTGCCGCTATGGTTCGTCATCTGTCTTGCAATGGCAGCAGGTCTCAGTGGTGAGATGCTGCGGGCGAGTAGCCTAGTTGACCTTACATGGCGGCAACTGGTAGTCAGGATCGCAATGCGGTTCGGTGCTGCCGGCCTGGTTGGCTTGGGTACATTCATGGCTGCCATAGCGTTTGATGTTCACGTCTACCTTGCCGCTGCCATGTGCATCTTCACTGCGGTACTCGGTGGCGACGTAGCGTCCAGCTTGATTGAGCGGTATGCAGCTAAGCAGGTTGGCATCACGGGTGGCAGCGACGATCAAGCCAGTGGCTAAGCCAGAGGGGAGCGCCGCGCGCGGTTACGGTTATCGCTGGCAGCAAGCGCGTGACGCTCACCTTAGAGAGCACCCGCTGTGCGTGATGTGCAGCAAGGATGAGCGGCCTGTACCGGCTGCGGTAGTCGACCACAAGATCCCGCCGAGACTGAAAGAAGCCAAAGCTTCAGGGTTGCCGCAACAAATCGCGGCGGCTTGGAAGTTGTTCTGGTCTCGCAGTAACTGGCAGTCGTTGTGCAAGCATTGCCACGACTCTGCCAAGCAGCGCCTGGAGAAGTCTGGTCGCATTGCGGGCTGTGCCCTTGATGGCAGGCCACTTGACCCCTCACACCACTGGAACCGATAGCAGCGCGCCGTTGATCACGCGATCGCCGCGAGCTGGCAGGACCAGGGGAGGGGGGGTGAAAAACTTAGAGTGTTATTTGACCTAGACCGCTCTCCCCTCTTTTCTCGCAAAATGGGCGTGAAAAATGGGAGGGGGGGTATCAATAATGGGGGTTTACGCGATGTCTGGCAATAGCAATTCAGGCCGGCCGGGCATACCGGCGGCCCTTCAACTAATTCACGGCAACGCCGGCAAGAAATCGCTCGGCGCGCTAATGGAAGAGATTAAAAACCCACCCGTTCCTGTGGCTGCGCCGCCCATGCCTGATTGGCTGAGCGACAACGCTGTCGCGGAGTGGGAACGCATCATCGGGATCCTGTTGACGCTGGGCTTGGTCAGCAAGCTGGACATGATGGCTTTGGCGACCTACTGCGAAGCGGCTGCTGACTGGCAGCGGTTTCGCCGAAAGATCGCTGAGCATAATGCCAACAACGATGACAAAGGGGATGTGCAGACATTCGCAACCGGGGCCAAACAGATAAGCGTTTGGCGGCAGCTGGCCAACGATGCAGAGAAGCGAGCAACCGCCGCTGGTGCACAGTTTGGCCTCTCACCCATGGCGCGCCGCAATCTGAAAACGACTCAGGCGCCGCAAGGCGAGCTATTCCCCAATGAGCCAAGAGAAGCAGCCAGCCAATACTTCACCTGAGACGCAAGATCGGGTGACGTCGTTCGCGCACCAGGCGCTGGACGGTACGTTGGTAGTTGGGCCCGATGTGCGTAACGCGACAAAGCGTCACCTACGGGATCTGGAAACAGGCGCTGCGCGCGGCTTGATTTGGAGTGTCGAAGCGGCAAATCGCGCGATCGGTTTCTTTGAGGATGTATTGTTTCTCAACGGCGGGGAGTATGAGGGTAAGCACTTCCTGCTAGCACCCTGGCAGTCGTTCGTTGTCGGTAGCCTGTTTGGCTGGCTGACCGCTGACGGGTACCGACGCTTTCGGATGGCGTTCATCGAGACCGGCAAGGGCTCCGGCAAGTCGCCCTTGGTAGCGGGCATAGGGCTATACGGGTTGGTGGCGGATGGTGAGCAGCGCGCCGAAATATACGCGGCTGCTACCAAGAAAGACCAGGCCATGATCTTGTTTCGCGATGCTGTGGCCATGGTTAATTTGTCGCCGCATCTGTGTTCGCGCGTGGTGCAGTCTGGCCGGGATGAGAAGGTCTGGAACCTTTACTACCCCAACAGCTTCAGCTTCTTCAAGGCAATCAGTTCGGATGAGGGCCAGTCAGGCCCTCGGCCGCACATCGGCCTGATCGATGAGGTGCACGAGCACAAGACATCCAGCGCGGTGGATATGCTGCGGGCCGGTACCAAAAACCGGCGTCGGGCAATGATCGTGATGATCACCAACAGCGGTTCCGACAAGAAGACTACCGCCGGTCAGTACCACGATCTGGGAGTCAAGGTTTGCCGAGGCGACACGGACGCTGATAGCTTCTTCGCGTTTATCTGCTCGCTCGATCTGGATGATGATCCCTTCAAGGATGAAACGTGCTGGCCCAAAGTGAACCCTTCGCTGGACTTCATTGCTGAGAACCAGACCGATGGGATCCCCGGCCGTAACTACCTGCGCGAACAAGTGCAGGAAGCACGGGGCATGCCCAGCAAGGAAGCGGTAGTCAGGAGATTGAGTTTCTGCCAATGGACGCAAGCCACCTCACCGTGGATCGGCTTTGACGTCTGGAAGCAGGCAGAAGAGCGCGTGCCGATGAGTATGCTGCGCGATCGGCCGTGTGTTGCGGGCCTGGACTTGGCAAGTACCACGGACCTGACAGCCTTTGTGTTGTTGTTTTATCCGACTGAAGCAGATCCTTATTGGCGGCTTCTGCCGTACTTCTGGATTCCTGATCACGATCTGGATGAACGTGAGAAACGCGACCAGGTGCCGTACCGGCAGTGGATCAAGGATGGCGAACTGGAAAGCACTCCTGGCCGCGCGATCAGCAAGCTTTTTGTGCTGCGGCGGCTACAGACCATCTGCAACTTCTTTGACGTGCGCAAGGTCGGTTATGACCGCTGGCGTATCGAGGATCTGCTGCAGCTGATGGATGAGCACGACGTAGTACTGCCTGAGCTGGCCCCGTTCGGTCAGGGCTACAAAGACATGGGCCCTGGCGTCGATGAGTTCGAACGGCGGCTTCTGGGCATGGCTACAGAGCCCGCCACAATCGATCTGGATAGTGATGATTGGGACGTATTGGACGCGCCCACCGTGCATGAAGTGGTTGAGATGCTGCGCCATGATGGCAACCCGGTGATGACCTGGTGCGCCGGTAACGCGGTAACCACGGCGGATCCAGCGGGCAGTCGTAAGCCTGATAAGTCCAAGGCCACGGGCCGGATCGACGGCATTGTCGCCGCTGTGATGGCTACCGGGGTCAGCGCTTCTGCCAATATCGGCGGCGGCAAATCCATATATGACGAAGGTGTTGGAATATGAAACTGCTGCTTTTGATCTGCGCTTGGCTAGCCGGTCTGATTGGCTTTGGTCTGGTGGTAGGTGGGGTGGCTATTATCAACGTGCCGGCGGCGATGATCGTCTCTGGCCTCGGCCTGCTGGGCTGGTCCCGGCTGGCTGATAAAGCCTCCGCCCGCCTGGCTGCGCCGCCTAACGCGGGAGACTAGCGTCTATGTTTTTCAGTCAACTGCTTGGACCCAGCACCGGAACGGTATCGGACGGCAGCAGTTCATTCTGGCAGGGGTTGATCGGTTCAGGTCGCGGCAACAGCAGTGGCGTGATCGTAACGCCAGAAAGCGCCCTGGCGGTACCGGTGTTGCAGAACTGCGTCACGCTACTGGCTGAGAGTATCGCCCAGTTGCCGCTTGAGCTTTATATGCGCAAGGGTGAAGGGCAACGCGAGATAGCCATAAATCACCCGCTCTACGATGTACTGCGATACCAGCCCAACGGTTTCCAGACGCCGTATGAGTTCACAGAATGCAAACAGATTTCGCTTGGGCTGCGCGGCAACAGCTACTCCTATGTAGAGCGTCGCGACGACGGCAACGTCACTGCGTTATGGCCGCTGGATAACGACAAGATGATCGTGCGCAAAGGGGCAGACTTGCTCCCGTACTATCAGGTTGGCACATATCCAGAGCCGCTCCCCATGCGCCAGATACATCACGTGCGCTGGGTAAGCCGTAACCATTACGTTGGACTGTCGCCGATCGAGCTGCACACGGATGCGGTCGGGCTGGCTCAGGCGGTACGGCAATACACCGGTAAGTCTTTCGCCAATGGTGTATCGGTTTCGGGTGTCATCGAACGGCCCAAAGAGTCCACCGCAATCAAGGATCAGGCCAGCATTGACCGGATACTTGATCAGTGGGGCAGTAAGTTTGGCGGTATGGATAACGCCAAAAAGGTTGCCATGCTTCAGGAGGGCATGACCTTCAAGCCAGTCAGCATGAACAACGTCGACGCCGAGATTCTTGGCATCCTCAAAGCAACAGCGGCGGACGTGGCACGAATCTATAAGATTCCTCTGCCTATGGTCAACGACCTGGAGAAGGCCAACTACAACACGATTGAGCAGCTGCTGATTCAGTTCGTGGTGTTCGCCTTGCTGCCGTGGGCTAAGCGCCACGAGCAGGCGATGATGCGCGACTTCCTGCTACCACAGGATCGTAAGAGCTACTTCATCGAGTTCAACCTCTCGGGATTGATGCGCGGCGACCAGAAGAGCCGTTACGAGGCTTACGCCATTGGCCGGCAGTGGGGGTGGCTATCGGTCAACGACATTCGCCGCCTGGAAAACATGCCGCCGGTGGCTGGCGGCGATGTGTACTTGCAGCCGCTCAACATGATTGACGCGGGCAAATCCATGCCAGACGGCAACGACCCCAAGGTGCGAGCACAACTTGAAATGCAACGCGCCGAAATCGACAGGATACTGACCTGATGAAAAGTTATCTAAGAGCATCCAGCCTGCTGTTCAATCAGCCGCTTCTGGTACTTCCCGACATGCTCGATCTGGGTGTGCGCTGGGCAAACCAGACCATGAACCTCAACATCATCAACCTCAACACAGGTGCGGCTGCAGGTCAGCCCTCGTTGCGCAGCGATGAGTCGATCGCGCTGCAGGTTGAGCAGCAGCAAGAGCAGCGCCGTGCCGGGATATCCACCACCGGCGTTGAGGTACTGCCGGTTCATGGTGTTCTGGTTAGCCGCGGTGCTCACCTGGACCCCTGCGAAACCATGACCAGCTATGAAGGTTTGCGTGCACAGCTACGCCAAGCGGTGGCTGATCCCATGGTTGAGCACATCGTTCTGGACATCGACAGCCCGGGGGGTTCGGCAACGGGCGCGTTCGAGCTGGCTGCGGATATCTGCATGTTTGCCAAACAGAAGCCCATCACCGGCCTGGTTAACTTTATGGCCTACAGCGGCGGCTACCTGATTGGCAGTGCCTGTACTGAGATGGTAGTCAGCCAGACCTCTGGTGTCGGATCCATCGGCGTTATTGCCAGCCACATGGACCGCTCCAAGATGGAAGAGAACATGGGCATCAAGGTGACCACCGTGTATGCCGGGGCGCACAAAAACGACCTTAGCCCACATGAGCCCATCAGCGAGCAGTCTCTCAAGTTTCTCAATGACCTGGTGCAGGAAAGCTACCAGCTCTTCGTTGGCGCGGTCGCGGAGTACCGAGGGCTTAGTCCTGAGATTATCCGTGCAACAGAGGCGGGACTGTACCGAGGTCAGGCGGCGATCAATGCCGGCCTGGCTGACCGGCTATCTACCCCGCAGGATGCCGTCGACAACATCTCCCGTGCAGTAGCGCAGAGCAGAGCGAATCGTCAGTCGGGTCGCGTCAGCGTCCGGGCGGCTGCGATGAATATTCAAGCACGAATCTGACCGCGTTCGCGGCAGTTAACCCGGCCCGCCTTGTGCGGGTTTTTTTATGCCTTGGAGGCACTATGTCAAAAGTACTGAAACTCCGCAGCGAACGCGCCCAGCTCAATGAGCAGCTGCAAGCGTTGGCGGTTATGGAAGCGGGTGGCGATTCGCTTACCGCCGAACAGCTGGCCCAGTTCACTGAGCTGGAAACCAAAATCAACGGCCTGACCGATCAGCTCACCCGCGCTGAGTCGGCAGAACGCATTGCCGCTGCCAGCTCGGTGCCGGTCAGTGAAGGCGCTCAGGGTATCGCTGGGCCACCCGTCTCGCATGTATCTGGACCTTTTACACCCAAGCCGGTACCCGGTGAGAAGATGGCGCAGATGGTCCGCTTGCTGGCATCTGCTCAGGGTAACCAGCAGGACGCTGCACGTATGGCCAAGGAAGGAGGCTTTGCTCCTGATGTACACATGGCATTGTCTACCGTTACCCCCGGCGCCGGTGGCGTGTTGGTTCCGGAGAACTTCGCCACAGACGTGATCGAGTCGCTGCGCCCGCAGTCAGTGGTGCGCAAGATGGGCGCTATCTCGCTGCCCCTGAACAACGGTAACTTGACTCTGCCGCGCATCAACGGCAACACCAATGTTGGCTACGTGGGTGAGGAAGAAGACATCCCGCTGACCGGTATGACGTTCGATGACCTGAAGCTGTCGGCCAAAAAGATGGCGGCGATCGTGCCGATCTCTAATGACCTGATTGCATTCTCCGGCATCAACCCCCGCGTGGATCAGCAAGTAGGCCTTGACCTCACCGTTAGCATGGGCCTTTCGGAAGACCTGTTCTTTCTGCGCGGCGCAGGTGGCGGCAACATTCCCAAGGGCCTGCGATTCTGGGCACCGGTAGGTAACCTGGTACCGGCTCCAGCCACCAGCACGCTGAATGACGTAGAACTGTTCCTGTCGGCACTGCTACTGCGGCTTGAAGGTGCCAACGCACACATGCGTATGCCTGGCTGGGTAATGGCACCGCGCACCCGCCGCTGGCTGGCTGCGTTGCGCGACGGTAACGGCAACAAGGCCTACCCCGAGCTGGACATGATGATGCTCAAGGGTTACCCGATTGGCCTCTCCACTCAGGTGCCGATCAATTTGGGCGTTGGTGGCGATGAGTCTGAGATCTACTTCAGTGACTTTGGCGACTGCTACATCGGCGAGGTGTCCGGGCTAGTCATCAACTTCTCACAGGAAGCCTCCTACAAGGATAGCGAAGGCGTCATGGTTAGCGCCTTTCAGCGAGATCAGACGTTGGTGCGCGTGATCGCCAAGCACGACTTTGGCCCGCGCCACGTTGAGTCGATCGCAGTGGGTACCGGAGTCACCTGGGGCGTTGGTATGTAAGTAGCTGCCCCGCCTGAAGGCGGGGCGGTTTTCCCCTTTAGCATCTACTGAGGTAATCAACATGAGCAAGCCAACCATCGTGACCTTCCTTAAAAATTGGCAGGGTTACGCCAAGGGCGAACAGGCCGGATTCGCCGCCGCCAAAGCGGCTGATCTTGAAAAAGCAGGTGTCGCCACTACCGGAAAAAAAGGCGCTGGCAAGGCCACTGGCGGTTCTGACGATAAAGGGGCTGCAGAGAAAGCCGCCGCTGAAAAGCTCGCTGCCGACAAAGCCGCAGCGGATAAGGCTGCCAACGAAGGCAAGCCCTAACCATGGCCCGCCGACTCGCTTACACCGGGCTGCCGGTGCTCACGCTGGATGATGTGGCGCGGCAGTGCAGGGTGGATGCAGAAGATGTGCAGCCCGAACTGATCGAGGAAATCATTATCCCGGGCGTCACCGTCCAAGCTGAGCAGCGCACCGGTGCAGCGATTCGAGAAGCCACCTATGAAGAGGACTGGCCCGAATCATATGTATCGGGCAGCCCGCTCGACGTTGGCCAGGCCAGCGACGTGCTGAAGGTAGAAAGGATCCTGCCCGACGGCACGCTGGAGGAGCTGACCGCCGCTGATGTGCCACGCCACTTGCGCCGTGGCATGCGCGAAAGCTATCTGCACTTTTCATCCGGCCGGCCTTCCGGCTCGCTGCGCATTACCTACACGGCAGGACTTGACGTCGAAGCCAACCCGGGTGTGCGCAGCTGGATGTTGATGCATGCCGGTAGCGCTTATGCGCTTCGAGAAACGCTGGTGGTGGGCACCATTCTGGCGCGCATTCCGGAAAGCTATACCGACGGCATGTTGGCTGACATAACAGTTCCCCCGAGGTTCTAATGAATATCGACACCAACACGCTGCTTAGCACCATCGCAGCCCAGACTCAAGCTATGCAAGACCTGACCGGCTCGATCAATGACCTGGTAGAAACCAACCGCGCTCTGATCGATATCGTCACGGGCGAAGATGTTCAGGAAGATAGCCGGCTCGAGCGCGACACCTACATGGACGGCACGCCCATTTTCGGAGATTGACCATGCAAGCCGGCAAACTGAACAAGCGGGTTAGGCTGCAAAGACCCGCGCGAACGCAGGATGAGGATACAGGCGGCATGATCGATGGTTGGGAGGAAGTGCGTACGCAGTTCGCTTCAATCGAGCCTCTCAGCGCTAACGCATTCATCGCCGCCCAGGCCGTTCAATCCAAGGTCAGCACGCGTATTGTGCTGCGCTACCGCGACGACATAACAGCTAGTTGGCGGGTTTTGCACAAGGGCAGGACCTACAACATCGAAGGTGTGTTGCCCGATCCTGACAGTGGTACCGAATACATCACGCTGCCATGCAGCCAGGGGGTTAACAATGGCTGACGGTGTCGACTATCAGCTGACGGGCATTGAAGATCTGATCGGCAAACTGGACGCCGTAGTGTATGAAACCAAATACAAAGGCGGCCGCTTCGCCCTGCGCAAGGCTGCACAGCTGATTCGGGATAAAGCCCGGGCCAATGCCATGCGGCTGGATGATCCCGCAACCGCGCAAAGCATTGCAAAGAACGTGGCAGAGCGCTGGAACGGGAGCTTGTTCAAGCGTACCGGTGACTTGGGCTTTCGTATTGGGGTACTGGGCGGCGCCAAGCAGTATGCCGACACCAAGGCCAACCGCAGGGGCGTGCGCGTAGGGGAGACCTATAAAACGGGTGGATCCTCCGGCAACCCAGGTGGCGATACTTTCTACTGGCGCTTCATTGAGTTCGGTACCAGTAAACTCCGAGCGCAACCGTTTCTGCGACCAGCGATGGAAAACAACCTGGACGCGGCGACCACCGAGTTTATTAAGCAGTATGGCAAGGCGCTTGATCGGGCCATCAAAAAGGCCAGCAAAGCCAGCAGGAGTTGATCATGTACCCTCCCATTTTTAAAGTCGTGTCACAGGCTCCTGCCGCCGCTGCACTGCTTGGTAACAGCCCTGTACGATTTTGGCCGTTCGGTGAAGCGGAAGAGAATGCAGCGCTGCCCTACGCCGTATGGCAAACCATCGCAGGCAGCCCCGAGAACTACCTCGGTGACCTCCCGGACATGGACGGTTACACGCTTCAAGTGGATGTCTACGGTAGCAGTATTTCCACTGTCCAGAGCGCTGCTAGAGCAATCAGGGATGCCCTCGAACCGCATGCTCATATTGTTGCGTGGCGGGGCGAGAGCCGCGAACAAGACACCAAGCTGTACCGCATTTCATTCGACGTCGACTGGCTAGTCCAGCGATAACACAGAGCAAGCCCAAACAACCCGCTTTGGCGGGTTTTTTATTGCACAAAAACCCCCGAGGAACTACACCATGGCAATTCTTGCACAAGGCACACAAATCTATGCATTAGTGCCAACTGTCGCCGACTCCGCCGTTCTCGAAGTTATCGAGATTGAATGCGCGACCACTTTCAGTCCTGGAGGCAACCCTGCCGATCAAATCGAGGTCACATGCTTGAGCGATGCTGTTCGAAAGTATCTGCGCGGGTTGCGTACTCCGGGTCAAGCATCTATGTCGATAAATGCCGACCCGCGCAATGATTCGCACGTTCGCCTTTATGAACTGAGCGAAGACGACAGCATCGAGAACGTCATGTGGGCAGTCGGCTGGTCTGATGGCAAGGACATTCCGCCGACACTGAACGTCGCAGGGGATGACTTCGAGCTGCCGACCACGCGGACGTGGTTCATCTTCGAGGGCTATGTCTCTGACTTCCCGTTCGACTTTGCCGCTAACACTGTGGTTACCACTGCGGCGACCATTCAGCGCTCTGGCGGGTCGGCATGGATTCGTAAGGCGGCTGTGTGATGGATCTGTCTATTACCTCACTCACTAGCCTGGGCGCCTTTACCGGCGCTCCGGTTGAGCGTGATATTACATGGAAGCACGGCGACGAGGACGTGACCGCGACGGTCTACGTTCGCCCGCTGTCCTACAACTCCGCCCTTGGCGATATCTACGCAGCACGCAACAAGGGCGACCCGGTAGCGGCACGCATTGCCCACTCGATCTGCGACAAGGAAGGCAAAGCCGTATTTACCCCGGAGGACATTACCGGCGAAGCTGATCCAGATCGCGGCCCGCTTGATGGCGCGCTGACTATGGCGCTGCTGACAGTTATCGGTGAAGTGAACGGCATGGGAAAGACGAAGGCGAGCTAAGCGACGAGGACGAACTCTGGCACGATCTAGTCCTTAACGGGATTGGAGGCTGCACGATTGTCGAGGCCAAGGAACGGCTGACCGTTCGCGAGTTCTATTCATGGGTGCGCTACATCAACAAGCGCGGATCGCTCAATGCGGGCCGTCACGTTGAGCGCGGATCTGCTTTGCTCGCCACGCTTTATGCTAACCGCAACAGCAAGGACGGCGGGTACAAGCTGCACGACTTCATGCCGCATGAGCAAGAGAAGGAACTGACTCTCGACCAGGCGATGAAGGAATGGGCGTGATTAGTGCGCGGGAACCGGATAATGGTAGATTGCCGCTTTATCAACCATTGCCAGGAGGCTCAACATGAACCGCATGCCTATAGCTCTAGCTTTCTTCTTGTTTTCAGTTCCGGCCCTTTCTGATGACGTGTGCGACAAAGTGTCTAAGGCGGCTATGACGGTAATGCACGGACGTCAAGACGGAGCTCCAATGGCTGCCATGATGGGCGCTGCACAGATGCAGGATAGTGAAAGCTATAGAGCGTTGACCCGAGAGCTTGTGATCGACGCCTATCGCATCGAACGCCGATTTTCAGATGAATTGAAATTGCGCGAGGTTACCGAGTTCGGGAACAGGGCATATCAGGCATGCCTGGAATCTGGCACTTAGTATCAAAAGAAACGACAAGCCCCGCTCATGCGGGGTTTTTTATTGCCCAAAGGAAACCCCATGGCCTCTAAATCGCTCGGCACGCTCACGCTCGATCTTGTCGCCAGAACGGGCGGGTTCGTTCAGGGCATGGACAAAGCGGAGCGTTCGTCAAAGAAGTGGCGCAAGCAGGTCGAGAAAGACGCGCAGGCCATTGGCAAAGGCATCGGCATTGCTGCTGCTGCCGTAGCCGCCGCAACTACGGCGATGGTTATCTCGACCGTGAAGTCCGCCAACGAGATCAGCCGGCTGTCTCAGGTATCGAACGTCTCCGCCGAAGCGTTCCAGCGGTACGCTGCGGGCGCCAAGGTCGTCGGTATCGAGCAGGACAAGCTGGGCGATATCTTCAAGGATACCAACGACAAGCTGGGCGACTTCATGCAGACGGGCGCTGGCCCGCTCGCTGACTTCTTCGAGCAGGTAGCGCCTCAGATCGGCGTAACTGCTGATATGTTCCGCGACCTGTCAGGCCCGGACGCGTTGCAGCTTTACGTTTCCAGCCTGGAAAAGGCGAACGTATCGCAAAACGACATGACCTTCTACATGGAGGCCATCGCGTCGGATGCGACTCTGCTGTTGCCACTGCTGCGCGACAACGGGGCCGGCTTCAAGCTGCTGGGTGATGAGGCGGAGCGTGCCGGCGCGATCATGGGTAATGACACGTTGTCCGCTGCCGACGAGCTAAGCGCGGCCATGTTCCTGATGGATCAGACGACTACGGGGCTCAAGAACAAGATAATGGAGCAGGTCTTGCCTGCCCTGTCTGGAATGGCCGTTTCGCTCTCAGATGTCGCCATGGATGGCGCTATAGCAGAAGACGTGGGCGAAACGCTCACAGGCACTATTAAAGGGATAGCCGCCGCCGCCGTGGGCACCTTCGCCGCTATTCAGCTGTTACGCAGAGGGATAGCCGGACTGGCGCTTGCCTCTGAAACCGCCACCGATGGCGAGTGGTATGAAAAGATCATTCCGCCGTTACTTGCGCGGCGAATGTATAAGAATTGGGGAAAAACGAAGGAAGTCCTGAACATAGTTGGTGAAGACATTGACGACACCGCGCAGAAGTACGCGACCATGCTCAATGGCATCTGGGACGCTGGTACCGAGGATGAGGCGGCGGACGGCACAAGCCGGATAGAGATGGTGGCGCGGCTTCTGAAAGAGGCCCGCGAAGCTGCAGGCCAGGCTGGCGGCGACTTCCGCGCTCTCGGCAAGGACTGGGACAAGGCAGGCAAGGAGGCACAGAAAGCTGCCGACAATATCCGTAACCAGATCAGCGCCCTTGAAGTCGCTGCCGACACATGGGGTATGGCTGCTGGCGAGGTCAAGCTTTACACCCTGGAGCAGGAAGGCGCCACCGAAACTCAGATCGACTACGCCAGATCGTTGATCGAAACCGTAGAGAATCTGGAGTTATCCAAAAAGGCGCATGAGGATTACGCCGACCTGCTGAAAGATCTTCGCACGGACGAAGAAGTCTTGACCGACCAGATGCGCGAGCGGCTTGCCGTGCTTGATGCCATGTCTGGGCTGACTGACGCTCAGCGCATGGATACAGCGGGCCGGATTGTCTCGGATAGCTTTGAAGAGGCCCCAGACTATGCGGGCCTTGACGCAACAATAGGCGGTCCTGCTGGCGAACTGGACAAGCTCGACGAGGCTCAGGAGAAGCTGCAGGAGTGGTACGACACGCAGCTTTCGATGCTTGACGAGTATCGCTCTGAGCGCGCCGACCTGGCCGAGCAATGGGATGAGCAAGAGCTTGATCTCAAGGCCGAGCACGAAGAGAAGATGGCCGAGATTGAGCGCGCTCGCCAGCTGACGCAGATGGCCGCTGGCGAAGAGTTCTTCGGCAACCTGGCGGGGGCTGCCAAGGCGTTTTTCGGAGAAAACTCCAAGCTATACCGGGCAGCCTTCGCTATGGAGAAAGGCTACGCCATCGCCAAAGCCCTGATGAACGTGCCGAAGTCCTACTCGGATGCGTTCGCAGCAGTGGTCGGTATTCCAGTGGTCGGCCCAGCTCTTGCTCCGGTTGCTGGTGTCGCGGCTGCCGCGGCTCAAGTTGCACAGGCTGCGGCCATCGGCAACATCGGCATGGCGCACGATGGCATGGACAGCATTCCCAAGACAGGCAGCTGGATACTTGAAAAAGGCGAGCGCGTAACGACTGCCGAAACCAGCGCCAAGCTTGATGGCGTACTTGAGGATATTCGCCGAGGCGGGGCTGGTGGTCGGGGCGGCGGTAATTCATCCGTCAATCAGAGCATCTACGTCACCGGGTCGGTGGACAAGCGCACGTCTAGCCAGATGGCCAATGACGCGGCTCGCAAACAGAAACAAGTCCAAGCGAGGCTAGGCTGATGTTCAACGAATCCCGCATCCTTGACCGCGTGGCCTATGGCTCGCAATTCGGCATGGAATTCAGCACGCGCATAAATTCGCTGAGATCCGGCGTCGAGCGGCGCAATGCTAACTGGTCTGCGCCGCTGTGCCACGGCTCGCTGATGTACCAGAACCTCGACTATGCCGACCATGCCCTGGTGCGTGATGCGCACATGGCCTGCATGGGATCGCTTGTCGCATTCCGGTTCAAGGACTGGACAGACTATCAGGCAGATGCCCAGGTGATCGGCGAAGGCTCTGGCGTTGAGCAGGCGCTACAGCTCGTCAAGGTCTACACGTTCGGCCCGCTCGCTCTCTCGCGCCCAATCAAGAAGCCAGTCAGCGGCACAGCCAGTATCTTTGAGGACGGAGTTGTCACTGCTGCAGTCATCGACTACACGACCGGCCTGGTCACGCTCACCGCTGCGCCGGGCTCTGTCATTACATGGTCTGGTGAGTTCGACGTTCCGGTCAGGTTCGTTTCTGATCGCTTGGACAGTGACCCGGTTGCAAGGCGCCAGGCCGGCTTCATCCTCAGCTCGGACGTAGATCTGATCGAGGTTCGCCTGTGAGCCGGAACATCCCCCCGGCGCTGCTAGCTCACTTACAGCAGCCCGTGACCACGACTTGCCGCCTTCTTCGCTTCACGCTCAAGGATGGCAGAGAGTTCGGTATGACGACACTTGACCGGGACGTGGAATATCTAGGCGTCACTTATAGCGCGGTCAATGGCTTCGATCCCTCGATCATAGCTACTGACACCGGCCTGTCAGTTGATAACGCAGAGGCGTATGCGCTGCTATCTGCTGACGTACCGGGCATCACCGTTGAGATGGTCGCAGCGGGCGAGCTTGACGACGCCCAATGGCAGATGACGCTGATCAATTGGGCCGATCTGTCTATGGGCCACATGATCGTGGATGCTGGCGATGTGGGCGAAGTGAACACAGAGGACGGCGTAGTGTGGATGCCTGAGCTTTTGTCGTATGCCATGCGCCTTCGCCAGCCGATCGGGCATTTCTGGTCGCGCAATTGCCGGGCCACGTTTGGATCTGATCAGGATACGCAAACCGGATGCGGCGTTGATGCTGTTGCGCTATTCCAGTCCGGGGCAGTGAGCAGCGTAGGCGATGAGCCGTTCCGCGTCTTCGCTGATTCCAGCCTAGTCATCGACCCTCTGCCAAACACCGCCAGAGTGCAGTGGCTCACAGGCCCGAACGCAGGTCAGCGGTTGTATCAGGTCGAAGGCTATGGCCCGCTGACCGGCACTGTCGCACTGGTGGAGCCTACCCCGTTTGAGATTGTCGCTGGGCATACATTTCGCATTCGCCCTGACTGCGACAAGACGCCAG